TTATATATTCTTTTTTCAAATTCTAGTACTATGTCGTCTCTAAGATCGTTAAATACAGGAAGCCTACTACCGTCATGACCTATAATTACATCTTGTGCTTCTGTAAAACTCGTATCACTTTCTTTGTAAGGCAAATAAAGTGGATATAAACCCATAGTACTAGGTGTCGGAGGACACTCTACACTATCTCTATCTTTATTGTAAATTTTGAATTCTAACTCATCTAATAGTTCTGGAGTGTAATTGTTAAATGTTACGGTTAAAGGACTATATGTTAATGTATAATCATCACCAATAGTCATTAATGTTTTTACACCCTTCCTTGTGTAGTATACTAATAAACTATTTTCTATTTTATCTAAATCTGCTGTACTTGTTAATGTGTGAGAACTTAAAGTAATATCATCTATTATCTTAGTCTCCTTCGCATAGTTATCACCAAATGGCATAACATAAGTGTCACCGAAAACATTTCTGCCAACACTAAACGATATTAAATTTCTTAAGACTTTTTCTAAAATTTCCTCATTACTAACTTCTGAGAAGTCAACTATATTAAAGTAGTTTTCTAACTCTTTAAAAAATCTTTTCTTATATTTTCCATATTCGTTTGCATTAAATCTTAGAGCCTCTACCAAATTGTGAGGTTTGTCATCTAATAAAAATGCTCCTAATATTAGATCTTCATTAGTTTGAACAATATCTGTAGCATAATCTGCCTTCTTTTCCAAGTCACTAAAATTGTTTACATTTAATGAATCCCCAGTAAACCCAATTTGACCTTCCATGTATTTTTTAAAATGTGACAAATATTCAGGTTCTGATATCTTTGTAATACTTTTATTTAAAGGGTTATTGCTCCATGCTAATGGTAAAGCATGTTTACTTTTGTTGCTTGTAGAAATAATTAGTCCTGAGGAACTATATGCACTAACTTCAAATATATCGCCAACAGCAAGATATTTTCTTTCTATCGTAATGCTATTATCTATATAAGAAAAGTTAGTAAAAGATACACCGTTCTTTTTTACAATTAAATCAAGGCTACCGTCGTTGTCTACTATCGAATTAGACAATAGATCAGGTACACAACCTATATCAAATTTTGTTGAGAACTCATCTAATTTTGTTCTTGTAATTTCATGTATTGTTTCTATTCGTTGTTTGCTTTTAGCAGTAACGTCTTTAAATGTATTAAAATACCTAGGCTTAGTTTTACATAATTTATACTTATAATTTCCGCTTATATCGGTATAATCTGTACCACCTAATGTAATATGCGAGTAAGTAGTAGTATCTATAAAGTTTATAAAACTTATTTCACTTGCACTTTTAAATGCTCTATATACTAAAGGAATTCCATAAATTGGGTCCTTAGTCCCAGTGCCTACTTCTAAACCAAATATTTTGTTGCCTGTAAATGTACTACTTGGGAATATAAGTTTGTTGCCTAAATATCTATGCATATCATCATATAGATTAAATAAAGGTGCTTGGTTTAATTTTGATTTAATTTGTGCTTGTACTAACCCGTCATTGTAATAGTACTCTTTTCCAATCTCTTGATTACCCGATGATATAAAAACAGTATTGTTTTCATCAAAGGTACTATCAACACTTAAACTAATTGCATTTGATAATGATGCATTGGCAACCGTTGCCACATAAATATTTTTGGAAATAGCAGAACTTTCATTAGGAAAAATAATCTTTGTTCCTGTTTGCACAGTAACTGAGTCAATCGTTACATTACTTGCATCTAATCCATTTATCTCACTATATAATAATTCTGAACTAACGTCTACGTTTCCTTTGCTAGTTATTCCGTGATTATATAATTCTAAATCTTTGTCAAATTCTAAAATAGGCCTGTCTGCTTGGTGTACTTTAGCCGGAATGTCGTCTCCAGCATCAGTAAAGTTTTCTTTATGATACCAAAAATTTACTCTACTCCAAACATTATTATTTACTGCTCCTCTGCCTAATAAAACATAATCTTTACTTGTTTGTGGATTGTTGTACCCATTAGAATAATTTTGTATTACTGGTACAAGTACTATTTCTTCGCCTACGCCTTCTACTATATATTCATTACCGCTGTACTTAGAATTATCTATAACATAACTTCCTGCGAATGCAATCTTCATGCCGTTTCTAAATGTTGTGCCGCCTAAAGGAGTATATGTAGGTTTACCTACAATGTCCTTGTCTACGTCTATAGGGTTAGTTGCAGTACCAGATACATTAATTGCTGTAGGTGATTTAATTACATCTGTAATTGTTAATGTAATATCAGCACCACCGCCACCGCCTAAATTAGCGTCTGTTATAGTTACAGTATCGTTTGTATCAAAATATAGACCTTCTTTATTAAGACTTACAGTTCCGGAACCGTTCGAAGAGATTACCACAGAAAATTCTGCATTAAATCCATTGCCGCTTGTAGTATATTCACTAGAATCTATCGTGTAACTTCCTGCTGTTCTGTTACTATCTGCAGAAATAGATGCAGTTAAAGTTTTTATGCTACCATGCGGTGTCCAAAAATATTCTTGATAATTTATAAATTTATTATATTCTATGGGAGGAAGAAACGATTGATAATGTGTTGAAAATATTTTATTCTCATCCGACATTTCAACATTATAATTTTTTAATGTTGCTACTAATTCATCATAAAACATAAAGTCTTCACTTATGTTTGTTGTTGCATTTGTAGTGTTTACGGCAGGTGTTAAACTATAAAATTGCTTATTAACATCATCTTCGTATATCCATACGCCATCTACTAGTTTATCTTTAGATGTTTTTTTACCTATAAAGCCACTTATTGGTTCTAAGTTTGCTTTACTATAAAGTTGCTCTACAGTACTTTCAAAAAAGTTTTTTACAGTATTTGTTTGTAGAATACCGGGTAATTTTTTATAAATTTTATTTGCCATTAGTTAGCCAATGTTGTTTTAGTAATTTTATCTATAATTTCTATATCGGAGACTTTTGCTGTACTAACAAAAAACTCATTAGACTCTGCTTTAATTTGGAATAAATCTCCAAATGTTCCTGAATTATTTTTAGGTACGATCACAATGCTTCCTATGATTCCACTTAATTGTTGATGTACATAACTGCTCAATTCTGTAAAGTAAAAATTCTCTCCAAACTCCCAATTGTCAACATTAAAATATTTATTGAATGCTTGAATAACTTTTGTCTTAATTTCATTATCGCTTAGAGATGAACCCGCAAGTTTTACGACTCTAAATTTTGCTCTTGTGCTTTCTTCTGCATCTGCACCAAATAATCTTTTAAACTTAGCACTTTTGTATACAATAGTATCACTGGCATTTTTAAAGTTTTCTAAATTTATAAATTCATTAGATAATTCGTCACTTGTAGGTGCTAGAGGATATGCTGTACCTGGTACATTTATATATTTTTGTATAGCATCATAATAGGACAATGTTAGTACTAACATTTCTACGACATTACTAATGCTTGGGTCTATTCTTACGTCGTTAGGTGCTCTGTGATCCCATTTTATAACACATGGTCTAACATCGCCTACTCTTGTATCTTGGTCTTTGCCTCGTCCTATTTTAACAAAGCAATCTGTTGTCTCTACTAGACTAATACTATTTGCATCTGTACTACTTCTTGTCATTACATAGAATTTCTCATTTTCTACAACATATATTTTAATACCAAAATATTGATTTGCTGTATTCTCAAACTTTTCTGCCATTACTAAAGTATCTAACAATATATAATCAACAGTACTCCATTCTACTGGGTCAGAATAAGTTATAGGAGATATTGTAGGAGGTGTAGAACTAGATTTAGTATTATCCCAATCTGTCTCTCCTCTCCAGTCTAAAATAACTCCACTAACAGGTCGGTCATATACATACCCATCGAAGTCACTGTAATTTTCAAATATAATTAAATCTGTACTTGACACAAATTCATTAAATTGAAACGGTTTGTCTGGAACTAAGTCATTATTAGCATCTATTGGTGCGACTTTAACCTTTCTATTATCAGTATAACCATCTGTATATTTGAACACATCTGTAATTGTATAAACTATGTCTTCTTCTAGTCTATCTTTTGCTGTAAGATACTCAACTAAAATCTTATCTCTACTAATAGCACCTGTTGTATCACTAGCAAAAGTGTAGTAATTGTCATCTAAGTTTGTATATGTTAATACCCCGGTCTCTGTTGCAAGGTCTACTGATGTTAATTCTAATCTTCCTCTGTCGGCGGTACTATTAAATACATTTCCTGTAATACCGTATGATCTGACACCTGTTGTTCCAGTAGTAAATACACCACCATGGTAATATTCTGTTAATTGGGTCGTTGCATTGTATTGTTTGTAGGTAACATTTCCAACTGAATCTAAAATATTATATCCAAAAGTAGTATTTGTAAACGGTATGGTTATAGTGCTTGGTAACTTACTTATACGTCCATCATTATTAGATAATGTTACGTTATTTGTAGATACATTTCCATCATCAAAATAAGGATTTAAAGCAACATTAGCCGCATTTACGAATCTATTTTCTATTATAATATTTGCTTTAGGAGTACCTAAACCTTGTAATATTGCGAAGTTACTTTGCCATACTACGTTTACATCAAACCATTTTACATCTCTAGATCTTAATGCAATATTTGTTCTTAAACCATTTGGATCATAGTATGCAGAATTATCTAAACTTTGCCATGCGTCTGCAATATTGTCGCTATCAGAATCTGCCCAAACAAAACTTTCAGTAACACCTGGTTTATAATTTAAGGTATTAAATGTAATTGTATCTTTTACTGCTTTTGTTGTGTTGTCTGTGATCTTAACAGATTTTACATTGTAGAATTTCAAATCGTTAACACTTTGTACAACATATGACAGACCACGTATAGTTACATTGTATCTATAACTTGTAGCATCAATTGGGGAGAATTCAAACAACATTAACCAACTATTATCTAAGTTATTTAACGTTGTATCTTTAGCATGTTCTATGCCTAATGCTCCTGTTTTCAGTAGATTGCTATTTGTAATTATGTAATATTCTTGAGCTGTAAGATCAAAACCTAATCCAAATGTACTCTTATTAGAAATAGCATTCTGTATGGCTACTTTCTCATTTGCTGTAAATGTTTTTCTCAAACTTGAAATAACTTCTTCTGCTCTCCAGTTTGAGTTAATAGGTTGACTTAAAGTCCACGGTCCTATACTTGTACTTAATCCACTTGATAATGCGCCGTTGCTATCTACTCCGGTAATCCTAACCCATTTATAATCTGCTATGTTTGTTGGATCTACAAATTTAACAAACGTGTTTTCTTGAAACACCTTTGTGGATTCTGTATTGTTTACCATTACTACAGTATCTTCACTACTAAATGTTTCTGTCATATAACCTGTAGTACTTTGTGTAGCAACTGGTAATGGGTTCCATCTAATATTTAATGTATCTGTAATAAATTTAGTTGGTATGAAGTCGTTCCATTTTTCTCTTAGAGTATCATAAACTGTATTATTTAATCTTTGCCCTTTTAGGAATGTAACAATAGTGTTATCAATAACTTCTGAAGGCGTATTGTTATCACTTACAATTAATTGCTTTGTACTCGGATCGTCATCTTTATAAAGATACCCGTCTTCTGCATAAGTCTCAACACTTTGAAATGTTCCAGTGGGATCACTTATATCAATATATCTGCTATGGCCTGCATGTGTTCTATTTGTTGATTTTAGTTTTAAAATGTTAGATGTTTGACTTAAAGGAAACACATTATAGTCTTGTGCTGACACCATTCTATTTTGCGTATAGAATGTTTGCGGTGCTCTTGCTTTAATATTTGCTAAACTTTCTGCAGGCAAACTATTGTTTACAACATTCTCTAACCCGAATGTTACTGTTAATCTATATTGAGAGCCTTCTGCGTTTACATACGGTATAGTTGCTTGTAAATTATTTGCATCATCTGGATGTATTGAATATCTACTGCCGTCACTTGATCTATGCCATATTCTAAAAATGCCCGATGGCACATTACCAAAATTTCCATCTGGAAACTTAATTCTTATTCCGTCGTTATTTAAATTTTCTACTGAATATAAATTTCTAGTGTTTAATGCTTGGCTATTATAGTTCAATGTTTGGCCAACTGTATTTGGGATTTTAGTCCATTGGTTTTCTACAACACCTTGTGTATTTACTTCTTGCACGAAAACATCTGTTTCGTTAATATTTTGTTTTAAAATATCTTCAAATCTACTTGTTAATGGTGTTTCGTAATTAAAGTCATCAAAAGATAGTGCGCCTTGTTTGAATAGTAAAAAGAAACCTGTATTCTCACTTGCTAGGCCTAATCCGTCGTTTCTATAGTAGAAGCCAAAATCATTTGTTGGGTTAGGTTGCTTTTCGTAAAAGTATTCATTATCGTAAAAATCACCATTAACAATTTCAAAAGGTCTAGTAACACCATTTACATTTATTTCAAATGCATGTGCTATAGGGGAAGTAATAGGTGTACTTATAGTGTATTGATCTGTATTAATTCCTCGTATTTTGCCGGACTTTACAGGCGTTGAGAATCTATTGCTAGTGCCCATTGCCGCATTTAAAACTGTAATGAATTGTTCGTAACTATCTGAGTTATTAGCATCGTCCCAAAAAATATTTTGATTAGACAGTTCATTACCCTGGCTGTCAGTTAAAGGTTCATTAGTACTAATGCTTGTAACCTTCATTAATCCACTTGCAGGAATATTTCTTTTAGGATTATATCCTAACATCCTTGCAAGTTTAAATACTGAGTCTCTTCTTTCAGCAGTTTCTAAAAAGTTTTCTCTTGTATTAACATCCATTCTAAATGCAATACTTGTGCTTAGGAAAGAAAGCAATTCTATGATTGCGATGAATTCTGAACTTTCTATATAATCATTAAAGTTTTCTGGAAAGTTTGTTCTTATGTATTCTACTAAAGAAGATCTAATAGTATCAAAATCATATGCTTGAAAGTCTACTTCACTGTATGCCTTATATGCCACTTTCCAATCTTCTGCGGCGAATAGATTATTTTGTCTATTTACTATTGACATTAAATTTCCTCTGTATTCCTTTTATTAAATTCTATATACAGTACGTCTGCCTGATCTATATTATAATACTTAACTGAAACTTCAGCTCTTATTGTTTGATCATTTATATATAAAATTGTATTTTCTAATTCTACACGTGGATCTAAATCTACGATTCTTTGAATATCTTCTTTTATTTCTTCTTGTAACATAGGACTATCTTGTTCCATTAACATGTCCCAAATTATGCTACCAAAATTAGGTCTCATTACTCGCTCTCCCTTCTTTGTATAGAAGTGATTCAATAAATCTCTTTTTATAAGATCAGTATCTGTTAGGGTATAAGGTGCCCTATTTTTGTCTACAGTACTGAAGCCTTTGAATAATGTTGCCATGTAAGTATTTATCAAATTAATTAAATATAGTTTTAATTTATGCTTGACTTATTCTGTAATGATGCTACAATAAGGATATGAAGAATGTGATTTACTTACACGGTGCCAATGCAGACCCGGATAACTTTAATTATTTTACGTTAAAGATACCGGAACATCCTTTCTTTGCACCAGCATATGATATGGAACAAGATCCTTACGATTTAGTTGAATACATTAGAATGCAAAAAGAAAGAGAATGGGGCAAAGGCAAAGTTGTACTAGTAGGTCACAGTTTTGGAGGGTTACTAGCAAGTTGGTATGCAAGTGTTTACCCTAATAAAGTTGATCACTTAGTTACTATTGCGACACCATGGCAAGGTACGCCAGTGGCTAGGATACTTTCTATGATTTTCAGAAATAGTAAAGTATTTGAAAATACTAAGCCTGGCGCAGATGTACTAAGACTCCTACAAGAAAAAACTTATACAGGCAAGCACACTAATGTTGTTTGTACCGGTAGTTCTAATCCTTTAGCAGGGTTAGGCGGCCAAGCAAATGATGGTATGATATTAGTTTCTAGTCAATCCTCCACACCCCCAAAGTTCAAAAATACCGAGAATGTCTATATAGAAGCAGGACATAGCGGAGTTTTGTTAAATAATGATGTAACAGATTTGTTACAGAAAATAATTGAGAAATGATATGTCAGAAGTAAAACCCTTGAACGATACTTTAGAAGAACAACTAAGACGTATGCTTGTTGATAAGAACAATGAATGTGCTAATTTAAGAGCTAAAATCAAACTGCTTGAAGAAAATATTGCAATCGAGCAAGAACAAAAATACAGAGCGTTAGTTGAAGTTGCTGATCTTAAAAAATCTAATAGACAGATAGCCTAAAAGAATATACCTAGTTTGTTAAATGCTCGTTTTTTAGCGAATATCAATATTGCTCTCATTTCATTAAAGTTTATATTCTTTTGATCTGGAAACAATGTGTTCTGTGAACCTTCTGCTTCTACTTGCCATTTCAAGTGACCCGGAGTAGAAAATAATTCTGCTTCATACCTTCTCCTAGCAACATAATCTGCTCTTACAGTAGGTCTAGAAAACTTTCCTATCTTACCCACTCTAAATCTTTGCATAAGTTTAGGTACTGCTTTATAATTTCCCTTATTAAGTTGAACTAAGAGTTCGCTTCTTGCAAAGTTATCTATACCTATATGTGCAATAAGACTTGCTAATGCGCCAAGTTGATTTTTATTTAGTGGCACAGTTACAATATCCTTAGCCTGAGATAAGGCATTTTTTAGTTCAGATTCTAGAGCAAGTCTATCAGCCGCAGGGCCTATGCCATTTATAAATTCTACTAATTTGACCCCTGTTTTTTTATGAATATAAATTATACTAGGACCGTCTAAATACACTTCTATTCCTTTATCAGATAGTCGTTCTACTACTTTATCAAATACATCAGCCACCTGTGTCTCCTAATATTTTTTTAGTTTTGTCGTCTGCGGCCGATTTGAAATCTTCTACGTTACCGCCTGTAACCTCATTAACTATATTACTAATATCGTCTTTCATTCCTGCTACTACACTATCTTTTAAATCTAAAGGTAACCCAAATTCATCTAAAGAAAATTGGTTGTACTGTGCCTCTAAGTCTTTAAGTATTTTAGATTGCCCAATAATTTTTTGTGATAATGCATTTGTTGTAGGTATTCTGAAGGGAGGTATAGCAATGTTAAGCATATCTGCCATTTGCATGATTCCATCTAGATTACTCAAATTTAAATTTTTAATAGCATTAAAGTCACTTAATGCACTATTATAATCTTCATACACACTTTTTACGCCGTCTTTTGCTTCTTGGAATGCTTTACCTACATTTGTTCCTTCCGGAGTATCTGCATCTGCAGGCGTATCATCTGTAGGGTCTATTTGGTTTTCTAATGTTTCACCATCTACAGATTTATCTTCTTCGATACTGCTGGGGTCTTCAGTACTAGGATCAAACTGCCCATGGCCATTAAATGGCTCTGCGGTAATTAATTTTCCTACTATAGTATTAATAAGAGGTCCCTTTTCAGGCCTTTGCCCGCCATTTAATATAGGGTTAGCCTCTTCTCGATCGTATTCAGGTGATGCAGAAGACTGGTCAGGTTTCTCTACTCCGCCTAGTTGTTGAGCTGGTATTGCCGGGATAAGATCTGGAGAAGGAGGTGTACCTGGATTATTTAATCCTATGGTTGATCCAAATAAATTTGTAGTCCCTCCTGCTGAAAGAGTTGCGGCACCTCCGGCTAATACGTCTACCTTTAAATCAGCCTGTACAGTCATATATCCTTTTGATTGCAATGCTGTACCTAACGTACTAGTCATAGTCATTCTGCCTGCGGCACTCAGTTGCATTTCACCGGAATTCGCTGTTGCAAGGAAATTAGAATTAGCATGAATATTTGTATCTTCTGCAGAATGTAAATTTACTTTGCCGCCCACTCCTAAAGGGGGCAGACCCAAGGCACCAACTGCTGATGCTACGCCTTTATAACCTGATCTGTCGTTATCGCCGACTGCTTTTATATTTACGTCATTACCTGCTTCTATATTAACATTCTTATCAGCTCGTAAATTAAAATCACCTTTACTTCTAATGCTCATAGAGCCCTCGCCGAAAAAGTTTATATTACCGTCTTTATCTAATTCAAACCATGCTTTACCGTTTTTAGTAATCACATATATAGAACCGGTCGTATCGTCCATTAATATTTGTGTTCCGCCACCTGTTCTTAATCTTATATTAGAATTGTTTTGTGCATCATCCATTATAAATTGATGCCCCGGACCTATAGAATCTCCCTTATCGTTTCTAGGTCCTTTAGTAAGTATACCTAATACTTCACTAGGTGATTCTCTTCTAGAACTACTTGATGTTGCCCCTCTTAAAGGATCATTTATAAGACCCTGTTTAGTAATTGCTTCTGCAAAATCATGGTATATAGGCCTTAACTTTCCATTGTGAATGGGATCAGGGTCATATTGATTCTTTTCTGTTGTAGGTGTATTAAACGGACCACCTTGAAAACTAGGACCTCCTGCAATACCAGGTACCATTTGATTAAATGGCATGCCGTTAGTTGTTTGACTGATTATATAAGGTTTAGAAAGTAGCCCATCTCCAAATACTATTAATACTATACTGCCTACGTCAGGCGGTGGCGTCCAAAATCCATAGGACTTAACTGCATTATCGTCTAATGTTATATCGTCACTTTTTACATTTCCATATGGTGACGTTCCGAAAAACTGAGATGTATAAACAGCATCAAACAATACCTGTTCACAAGGATCATCATTTAATGCAGAAATATAAACTGCAACTGTACCTGTTTTTTCTGTATTTACATTTTCATCTACGACACCGGTATATACACCAAAGTATCGTTTTGTACTATCACGCTCTTTTGTAGGATCACTATGTGAGACCTTGTTAGATTTTGATGTGTAATAATGTTTAGCCACCGTATTTCGCCTTCCAGTTGTTGTATTGTGCTGATGTTATAGTTCCGTTCTTCAACATATCCTCTGCTGATGTGCTGGCTGAACCAGTAGCAACTTTCTGAACATAGTCAGGGTTGTCCCATAGCTCACTTCTTTCTTCGGTTTCCTTGTTCTTACGATCTAATATAGATCTGCCTTCTTCTTCGTATTGTTGTTGTATATCTTCCATACTATCCTCATATCTGTTATCCATTTTAGATAAATCGATACTTAATTCCTTAGCCGTTCTAAGATTACAAGTAAATACTCCCCCATTGAAACTGTTAATAACTTCAATTATTCTATATACTCCGGTTATAAAATAACTTTGTCCGCCTGTTGCGTATAAGCCAACATTATCGTCTTCATCAGATATAAAAGGATCGAAATACATAGGCTGTCTCAATTCAAACAGCACAAAATTATCACCGCCACTGGTAATTAAGGCATCTGTAGTAGATTTATTTGTTTTTACTGGTTTATTTTCTTCGCTATCTGTAAACCCTTTATCAACTTCACCTAAATACCATGGGTCTCCTCTAAGTTGCATATCTAAATTTAATAATATATCTGCACTAGATTTTTGTCCATATAAGTAACCGAATAAAGTATTACTGGGACTTTGTGGTCCTCTTGCTTCTTCTTTATTTACTTCTGATTTAGTAGATATGTTTAGCCCGTTAGAAGTGTCCTGACTATCAATGTTTTCTTGAATAGTTTTTTTCGCTTTATTTCTTTGTTCTTGTGTAATACCCTCGCCAAATGCATGTGTACCACCTAATAGATCAGCACCATATACATAACCACTAGGTTCAGGACTGTATTCTTCTCCTACGGAGGAATCTATTAATCTTTGTCTGTCGCTTTCTGTAGCAGAGCCAGACTGGTTAGAAGTACTACGTTTACTAGTTAAAGCACTTGCTACAGCATTTGCTATTTGTTTATTAGACAAACTTTCAACTAGTGCAGATGCTGTCTCCCCGGCTCTATCGGCAAGTACGTCTTTTATTTGTGCAGGGTTAAGTCCGGCCGCTGTTGCAAGATCACTGATACTTCCATCTTTTGCCTTTTTAAATATGTCTAAGAATTTTTTAGCATCACTTAGAAAAGCGGCCACACCTGCAAGAGCCTTACCGTCTAGAGATTCACTTGCACTTTGAGGTTCAGAACTAAACTTGGTAATATTACTCAATAAAGGAGTAGAAAATCTACCTCCCTTAGCAGGTATTAGCATATTTACACCTAACGGATATTTAAGATCGATATTTAAAATTTGATCATTTCTTCCTGTAAATATATATTCGTAAGCCTTTTTAATTTCCATAGCCTGTATTCTACTTGCTGTGGCTTGCTTATCTAATTTGGTTTCTTTAACATCTTGAAGTTGTCCTTCAACCGGGGTCTTGTAAACTGCTGGTTGATAAATTATTTCTCTCGGGTATCTTTCTCCAACAATGTCAAATTCTAATTGTTTAATGCTTCCGTTAATAGAAAACCAATTTACGTGAGTCTGTTGAGGGTCTGCTTCGCCCTCTATGTTTTCAACAGTCATTCCCTTTGTACGAGTAACATGTTTTACAAAGTCGTCATTCTTTGCAAGTAATTCGCCTATAAATTTCTCTATAGTTATACCTGCTTCAAAAGTCATTTCAAATTGTTCTGCCTTTTCATTTTCAGAAAGAGATTTATCTGCTGTCTTCTTTTCATTATCTTGTCTAACAGTTGCATCTTTATCCGGAGCGTCTTTAGGTTTTTTATCTGTTGATGTGTCTAATCTGTTTTCTGCTAAATTTTCATTTGTTATAATTTCTTGTCCGCCACCTTCTCCTGGTACTAGATTAGATAAATTAAATGTATACTTGTCCGGCGAACCTGTTTTTTCAGAGTCTGCTTTTTGTTTTTCGTATTCGTTTAATTTTTTTTCGAAATCTTTTACATGTTCTGTTATTGTGCTACCCAGTGTTTTTATTGTACTTTTTGTTTTATAATGAGTATCAGCAAAAATTAGATCATCCATTACTGCAAAATCTAAATCATATCTAGATCCAGTAGAGTCTAATTCAATAATTGCATTTATAAGTTCTAGCCTCCATCTATATGGTCCGGTAATATCCTTTATTTGTCCACCTGCATCTACATCTGCAGAACCTGTACTATAAGCCATATCAGATTCTTGATATCCTTGAAAGTTTATTTCCAAAAAGAAAGGAGCCTCACTTGCCAATCCTGGAATCCCTAATCTTCTCCTTGCAAGTACTATCATGTCCATAAAGTTTGCGGCTCCAGGTTGTCTTATAGAACATGAAACTGTTTTACTTAATGATATACCTTGTCCACTAGGAACTGAAAGTATTTCTATATTGTCTATTAAAATCCCAGTTACGCCGGTTTGTGCAAGTATTACAGTATTTTCGGGCTTTGCATGATTGGCTCCGTTAAGGAATCCACCGTGAGAGATTGTCTTTTTTCCGGTATCTTCTCGACTATTATCGTCTGACGGAGTTGTTGTACTATTATCTTCTGATGCGGCTATTAAATATAGTTTAGCATTGTAAGAAGGATTATCAAATTGGTCTAAAAGATTACCAGCAACTTTTCCTAGGAAGCCGTTGTCTTTTTCGTTTGTATAGTAATTGCCGGGCATGGATTATCCTAACAATGTTTTCACATCTTCTGGGGAAGGAATTTTTATAATTACTCCTGCTTTGAAATCTTCTAAAGGGTCTCTTAAAACATCAGGATTCCTAAGAGCGAATACCCACCAAAGTCTAGAATTTTCGTACAAATTACCTGCTAGAATATCAGGCCTGCCTGCTTCTGTTTCCTTAATTTTGTAATCTATATCAAAAGCACCAGATGGTATCTTAGGTAAATTGTTTACATCTAAAAAACTTCCAAATGTTCCTGCACTTTTTAAAAAACTGTCTCTTCTGTGAAAATCTGCCATTAGATGTACCCGTCTTTGTATGCGGCTCCGGTTCTTAATGTATCAAGATTAAAGTTCTTACGCAATTTATGTGGTGTATAATTAGGGAATATATCACAAGTAACAGTGGCTTCTGTAGGCACATACGTTGTGGTCTCTTCTTCTCCTACTTTAACTGATACTGGTACATAGTCAACGTCTTGTCTAAATTCAAAAGAATAAGATAAAACAATAACAGGAACTTTATTAAATCCATGATCACCTAAATACTCAAATAGCATAACTGGTGGTGGAGTACCAAATGTTCCTGCGGCCACTGAGGCATCTCCATAGAAAGATTTCGTAACAACTCTAAAAAATTGCATCATTGCTAAAAAGTATCTACCCTCGTCTATATTATTTACAGTGAATTCTGAGGTAAGTGTAAGTCTAGGAGGTGTAGAACTTTGGTATGTATTAATTGGGAAGTTCATACCTTGCATCTGCGCCATATCATATTCTGCAGAACCAGATACATAAATCTGAGGCACATATTGCCAAACTAATCCGCCTGATGCTTTGATTGGATCCATTATACTACTACCCGTACCTGATCCGTAGAATCGATCTCTACCACCATTTTTTGGTCTAAGTCTTGCTCTCCAGTCAAAGTTACTAGTAAAGCCTTCGCCTTCGCTGGGATTTATTGCTGTAGAACTAGCCGCTTGATTACTTTGTTGTCCTAATTGTTGTTTTAATTGCTGTTCACTTAATTGCCTAGCACCAAATAATAAATTACTACCTGGGTTTCTAGAAGGACCTGCATTTCCATCGTAAAAGAAAGAATAGAAATCTTTATCAGACAATGCACCTAAAACTGCACCTGATACTACTTTCCCACCCGGAACTTTACCTATAAGTTTATTACCTACACCACCTATTAGTCCCTTTAAATAATCCTTTCCGCTTGGCATTTAATCTCCTGTATATAACTATTTATCGTATTCATTAAAACTAGTTTTAAATTACCAGTTTCTATAAATACTTATTG